AACTGGATTAGAAGATCAATCCAATTTGCAAACGCTAGAGGACAAACTAAAACATTCAACAGTCCATATGATTCCAAGTCTATTCAAGAAAGACGCAAAAGAATCTATGATGTTGCGAGTGTGGGAGATCAGACAAGCAATGAGAAGATCAGAAAAATTAGTGAAGAATAATATTGATACCGAATCAATCAATACTATTCAAACTATGGCTAACAAGCTACAACCTTGTAACCGCAAACACATAGCAATATGTATTGAAACTATTGCTAGTACCTTTTCCATTAACATCCCAAATGAATTGGGGCTGGAACAATACTTTAGAATACTTCTAAAGTACCCAGCTTCAATGCTTACAGAATGTACTGATGATATTATCAAGACATTCAAGTACGCAAGGTTACCATTACCTAAAGAGTTTATTGATAGATTGGACACCAATTACGAGTATCATAAAGGTTGGTTACAAAATATTACAAAGACTTTTTATGACCTTGAAATGTATGTACAAAATGGTAATATAAATAAAACAAATAAGGAGTAAACTATGAAAGATAGAACTAAGTCTATCGGAGGTTCAGATGCTAATAGAATCATGAGAGGAGATTGGCATACACTTTGGTTAGAGAAAACCAAGCGACAAGAACCTGAAGATTTATCTTGGAACTTACCTGTTCAAATTGGTTTGGCTACAGAAGATTTACATAGAAAATTTTTTGATAATCAAGCTGATAAGAAAACTAAAGCAGGTGGATTAAAAGATAAGTTTGAGTTTATGACAGCATCTTATGATGGTGTTATAGAAAAAGAAAAAGTACCAGTAGAATATAAACATACCAATTCAAATAATACCTTAGATAATTGCATTAGTAATTATATGCCACAACTTCAACATTACTGTTATGTAAGTGAAGCAGATTATATTTATTTATCTGTGTTCTTTGGAAATCAAAGACATGAATGGTGTAAGATAGATGCAGATAAAGACTATCAAAAGAAACTCTACGATATTGAGAAATCTTTTTGGTCTTATGTACAACAAGACAAAGAACCTGAGAAGTTAGATACAAGTGATTTACCGAAACTTGCTGGTAAAATTAAAGTTAATGATATGAAAACTATTGACTTCAATGAAACAGGCAACAATGAATTTCTATCCCATGCTAGTAGATGGGAAGAAACAAAACCTATAGCAGAAGAACATAAAGCATTAGGATCAATCTTAAAAGGATTCATCTCTGATGATGTTCGTAAAGCTACAGGTGGCAATGTTCTTATAACAAGAACAAAAGCTGGTTACTTAACCATTAAACAAAACCAAAGGAGGTAGAACAATGGCTAAACCACTAGACGAAAGAGTAAAAGATATACTCAAGAAACTTGGCTTTGATCCTAAGCAATGCTTATGGGATTGTCATGGAACTTGGGTTATGTATCATAGATATATTGAGATTGCAGGTGCAAAGAACTCAATTAGTTATGATCTTACCGAGATAGAAACCAATTCAAAAGATGGCATAGTATGTATTAAATGTATCGCTAAACGAAATGGAGATACAGTTATTACTTATGGAGAAGCAAGTCCTAAGAATACTAAGAACGCTTATCCATATGCTATGGCAGAGAAACGAGCAGTAGATCGTGCAATCTTAAAGCTATTAGGATTACATGGCTTTGTCTATTCAGAAGATGAAATGGATTTAAGTCAGACTAATGCTAATACAAATAGTAATAAGGTAGGTGCGAGTGATGTTGATGTATTACTTAAGTTTCAAGAACAAATTGATACTTCAGTAAATGCTAAAGTCCTCAAAGGATATGGCAAGATGTATGCGAAAGCTATGACTAAAGCAAAGTCAGATGCTCCAGCAGTATATCAACATACTAAAACTATATATGAAGATAAACTCAAAGAGTTAAATGGAAAGGAAATAAATGTATAACTCAATCACAATCGTAGGAAATCTTGGTCGTGATCCTGAAATAAAACAAACTTCTAAGGGTGGCAACTATGCCATCCTTAGTATTGCAACACACAGGAAAATGGCAGGAGAGAAACAAACTGAATGGCACAAGGTTGTTGTTTGGGATGAAAAGATAGCAGATGTTCTAGCAAAATATACTAAGAGCGGAAGCAAAGTTTTATTGCAAGGGCGATTGACTTACAGAGAATGGATGAAAGATGGACAAAAGCAGAAAAATGCAGAAGTTCATTTGGACAGGTTTGAAAGTAAGATGGAATTGCTTGATTCAAAAGGCGAAACAAAATCCTCTCAAGGAGGGATGGAGGATTTTGATGATGCCCTTAGTGATACTAACTTAGTTAAATCAGAACCAACAGAGGATGTACCATTTTAATGGACAACAATAATAACTCAGAGCAAGAATTAATGGAGCGGTTAAATAAGTGTACCGCTCTATTAAAAGATTACAAACGAGATAATCTTATTCAAGCAAAAGAAATAGACCGACTCAATGAATACATACAAGTATTAGAATTGGAGCAAGGAAAGAAATGACAAGACGACAATACGAAGTTTATCAGTTTATCAAGAAGTTTATTGAAGATAACAAAATCTCTCCCTCTTATGTTGAGATATTACAAGGGTGTGGGATGAAGAGTAAATCTCATGCCTTTGTAATTATAAACTCTTTGATTAAAAAAGATTACCTAAAAAAGATAGGTAAATATGGAGATGCAAGACGCATCATTATTAACAGAGATTATGAGAAAGGAGGTAGAAAAATTGCAAAGTCAAAACATTAAAGGCGAAGCATTTATTATGGCTGATAAGATAGCTAATGAAAATAATCCTTATGCAGTTAGGGATAAGTTAGCTTTCTATATCCAAAAGTCATGGGATGCGTTTCCAATTCTTAGGTTACAAGATGTACAAGAAATATTAAAAAGACCTGAAGAAATGGAAAACCCTTGTGAGTAGTAAGAGTAAACAAAAAGGTTATAGAACCGAATATAACTTGGTTAAAAGATTTCAAGTTGCTGGTATAGATGCCAAGCGACAGGTGTTAAGCGGTGCTTTGCCTGAACATCCCCACGATATTAAAATAAAAAATCCTGACATGATAGTAGAAGTTAAAGCTAGAAAAAATGGTGCTGGTTTTAAAACATTAAAGAGATGGATGGGTATTGCTGATGCTTTAATTATGCATGAAGATCATGAAGAATCTATGGTAGCAATATCATTACCGCTATTTATAGATTTGCTATTGAATCATTCTCAATATAAAAAACCTTATGAACAAATCATAAAGGAAAAGAAAAAAGAATATGACAAAAGCAAGAGGGCTTGGGCTTCTAGTAAGAGAAAAGAAAGTAATAAACAGAAGAGGCAGACACTCAAAGAGGCCAAACAAAAAATTCAGCAAGAAGAAGTATAGAGGACAAGGGCGTTAGATTGAATTGATTTGTTTACATTCAAACTTAATTACTATTTTATTATTATTTATATATTCCTGATCCCATTCTTCTAACTCTTGAAGATTTCTAAATGTAGATTGGGCCAATGCATAACCTGAATTAACACAATCATAATGACTATTAAATTCATAACCTGAAATACTATTTGATGGACATTGCCCAGTATTCATACTGCACATATACAGTATGAGTATGTATTTCATAGGAACAAACCTAGAATTATAGCTATAGCGACAATAGAAAGCCATACACGAGGAGTAAGATTATTCCAGCACATAGTACATTTAATCTTATCATTGTATCTCCAAAGCCCTCTAAATCGTTTTTTAGCCCATCTTTTTGCTTCATCTATCATTTGTTACCCTTTCTAAAATTAGTAGCTACTTTCTCTGCTGATCTTCCTACAGTATAGCCACCTATTCCTACAAGTATTATATTAAGTAGAGAATTTTGTACAGACTCAGGTATATTGGGAGCAGTGAATCCAAACCAGTGTGCTACCATTAATCCTGCAAATGTAAGCATCATTATTGGTCGCCAATTTCTTTGTAAGAATCCACCTTTAGCTTCTGTTTCTATAATCTTAGCCGCACCCTCTAGTTCTTTTAGTTCTCCAGCTAGAAGTTTCTCTTGAATCTTAGCTTTGATTTTTTCTCCCTCAGCTTTATTATCAATTACCTTATCAACAGTTTTAAATAAACTACCGACAATAGGGCTAATCATATTTAACATAGTATCTCCTATTCTATATCGTTATAAAATAAATGATCTCCTATCTCAGCACAAGGAGTTTTTCCCTCTGCCCAGTTTGGAGAGATTGTTTTTGTATGGTAGTGAGTAGCACCATTGGTATTGTCATCTATTTTATTTTTAGTAAAATAATATGACAGCGTTACAGCTTTGCAAAATGCTGTGTCTGACCAATCAAGTGCTAAAATTTTTTCTTTATTGGGATCATTATCATTCCAACAGCTAAACTGCCATTCTTTTAGGCAAACCCCTTTAATATGATCTCCATACCAAGACTGTGCTTTAACCCTATTTATGATAACATTGCCTACTGCAATCATACCCTCATCCCCTTGATTCCTTGCTTCTCCCCATAATGTACCAGCCATTACTGAGATGTCGTCAAATGTTTCCATGTCCATGTCCTTACTCCTTTATTAGTTTGTTTATATGTAACTTACCTGTAGAATCTATGTCTATTTCTGCTTTTACTTCTTTGCAAATCCATTTTATTCTATCAGGATTAGTATTTCTTTCAGCTTCTCGCTTCAATTTCAAGCATTTTGATAGCCCATCTGTTATCATAAATTCCATAGGGTTCTCTAAATCTGCTGGTGTAAACATTAGTAATGCAAATACAACCGCTATTTTCATCAATGACCTCCATTCGATCTAATTTTATCTTTCATCTCTTCTATCACAACTTGCATCTTTTCGATATCTTTCATTGCTCGATTTAGGTTTACAGCAGTATGTCTGTTTTCTTGAAGTTCTTTTTGTATTGATTCTACCTGTCCTGAGATGTGTTCAAGCAACATATATTGCTCCTGATCTGTAGGTAATTGTGTACTTTTCTTAAGTAAGTCTGCATCATATAATTCTCTTGAAGTTTCGAGAGATGTTAATCGCCCAGTGATACCGCTATACATAAATACAACACTAGCAACAATCATAATCAGGCCAATAAGATTAGCAATCGGCATACTTAATTTTGTTTTATCTGATAATGATACCTGATCTTTCATTAATGTATTGTTGGGTTATCTACTTTTACTTCATAGTTTGTTATATCTTTCATAAATTCTTCTGCATGATTAGGTGTTTTAAAACCTATAGCACAAATAGTTATTTGAAATGTACCATCTTCCTGCTCTTTTATTTCAAATGAATATGGTATAGTATAGTCAATCATTTTTTTTTCTTTCTTTTACTAAAGTTAGTAAAGTCCATAGTTAATACATCATCTATTTTTTTACTAAGTTTGTCAAAAAAACCAAAGATTGCAAATGCTATTCTATCAATCATTTAATACCTATCCATATTTTCATTAAAGTAAATGCACCAGCTATAATAGCACCTAACCAAAATATAACTTTAACACCACCTCTACCCATAGCTACTTGTTCTTTTAAGCTATTAATATCTTTAGTATTTCTATCTATATCTTTGTGAATGTGATCTAACTTTTCGTTAATATGTTTTAGAGTTATGCTGTGAACAGTAGATTTTTTAGTAACTCTAGCCATATCATAATATTAGTATTGTAAACTAACTCCTCTTATTCTAGCTTCTTTAGAACCAGATGCTTGATTAGCAAAACTTATTTTATATTTTAATTGTGTTCCTGCTGTTACAGATAAGTCATTTACTTTAGCCATTTTAATACCAGAAGCAAAGTCTGGCATTGCAGTTAAAGTAGCTGTTGTAAAATTAGAACCATTGTCTGCTGATAATTGTAAAACAATATCTGTGTTTAAAGTATTTGTTCCTGCGTTGTCTTGATAAGTAATAATAGCACCCATTTTAGAAACACTTGATGGTGCTGTAATTGCATTGGATATAAAGTTTCCAGTTGCTGAAGAAGCAGTTACTTGATTTGGTGTAAAATTTGAGCCACCATATCTTTCAATATTTGAATATCTAACTTCATCAATAAATCCATTATAACTTTCACTTGTTGTACCAGTTCTTTGACCAAATACTAATCTTCTATATTCAGTAAATAAACTTTGTCCCCAACCACTTTGTTCGCCTTTAAACACACCATCAATATAATAATGCAAATTACCAGAACCATCTCTTTCTATAGCATGGTGTTGAAAAGCCGAGGTAGTATAAGTTGAACCAGTTGCAGTATTAGGAACATCCCAGTTGTGGTCTGAACCATGCCTACCATAAACATTCAAATAGTTATCATTAAAACCAAAAGATAAATAAGGTGTACCACCACTTGTAAATGGTGGTGTATCAGAATTTCTATTATCTAACATAGCAATTCTGTCTGTGCCAGAACGACCAATATATTTTATCCACATTTCTAAAGTAAATGCACCAGTTGATGGAGCTGTAACTGCACTATCATTATCACTTAAAGAACCAGTATAAACTGCCATGTTAGAATTACCATGCATTTTTAATGAGTGAGTACCAAATTTTTTATCGCTTGTTTCAAAAGTTGCATAACTAGAATTGTGATTAGTTAAATTAGCACCATTACTTGAGCTATCTGCTAAACTATTATTAAAATGATATAACGCAACTGTATTACTATCATTACTAAATTCTCCTATTGTAGTGTATGTTGTCGCTACAAATTCACTAGCATTTCTAGGAGCATTAGTATTTGACGCAATCCCAGTTCCATCTTGGAATACATCAACATACATTGAGTTAGTATTGTAAGCTGATTTGTTTTCGTTAGATGCTTGTCTAATAGCTAAAGTAGAAATATCATTGACAATTTTATTATCATCAAAAGATGTAGCGTGTTGAGATACTGCACTAGCAGGTACTCTAGCATCAGGTATAGAACCTGAAGTTAAATTACTTGCTGATAAATTAGTTAAATCTATATTTCCTAATCTAGCTGTATCAATAGAACCTGAAGTTATTTTAGAAGCTGATAAATTTGGTATATCGCTTTCAGTAAAACCACCTGATATTATATTAGCTAAATCCCTTGCTTTTGTCATATTGCATAACCATCCATTTACAATACTATTGTATTAGCTTCATCTTCAGTTAATGCTTCGCCAGACATAAGTTTAGCTTTAGCACTAGCTTTTAAAGTATCTTGTTCTG